ACCCATGATCTCCCACATCAGAGCTTCGCCTTTGTTCTGCGCTGCCCACGCTGCACGTTCCTCAGCTGCGCCCTTAGTAACTTCTCTGCTCCTGTCCCAAAACTTAGCGAGCTTGCCGTCCTCGCCGAACATGTCTGTGTCTTCCACTACACCATCGAGGTCGTAGTCCTGATCCATCAGCAGCCCAGCGCTAGTCACCATGCCGTAGATGTCGTCAGTGAGGCCGAAGCTAGCACCTTGTCCGAAGAACTGGAGACGCATCTCTGCATCGGAGGCTGTCTTGATTGCCTCGTCCTTGTCCACTATGCCATTCATACGCTCCATGTACGCTTCCACTGGGTCATCGCCGTAGGTGCTGAGTGCTGCCCCTTCAGGAGCAACGCCCACCTTAGCCTTCTTAGCAGCTACGTCAGCTACGTCAGCGTCCCAGTTTCTCTGGTGCGATGCCGCTAGCTCGAAGTCGCCATCCTGCTGAGCGTTGGCTATAGCTGTCTGATACTGTTCAGGTGTGATCATCGTGCGTTCCTCGCTGCTTTCTGTAACGCCTCTTTAGCGCGCCTGTCCTTCTTCAGCTGTTCGTTGTTCCTGTACATGTCCGTGTCAGTCTTCAGCTTGTTGGACAGTATCTCCGTGAACTCTGTGACACTGACATCGTGTCCGACACCTTTAACAAACGTGCCATCGTCCTTTGTGTAGCCCTGCACCAGCTTCTCCAACGTACCCATAGAGAATTCCAGAGCTTCTGAGGCGTTCAAGCCAGAGCTTCTCATCAAGCTAGGGATGGATGCTGCAATCGTCTGAGTGAATGCTGCTGCGTCCACCTCTTGGCGCATACCCATAGACATTTCTGTATCAGACCACGGCGCGAGTGTAGCATTGACACCGATGAGGTCAGAGATACGTGCCTGATACGCCTGTGCTTGACCCATGTGCGTGCGACTTGCTTCCTGCCACACAGTATCGCCACGACTCTTGTTCACCGCAAGACGCTGCTGATAGCTCTGGATGAATGCTGCACCCTGTCCGTGTGCTGTGTCCATGACCATCTTCTGCCACGCGGGGTAGTCTGCGCCCATGTTCTGCTCTTCACCTGCGGCGAAGCCTTCCAAACTCTTCATAGCTTCTTCTTCAGCACGCTTGTACGCCTGCTGCTCTGGGTCATTCAGCTGTGTCTGTGTAAAGTAGCCGAGTGCTTGACCTACGGGCATTACAGTGTCAGTCATGAAGGCGTCAGCTAACGTGTCGTTGCCTTGCTCTCTTATGTATACGCCCATCTTGTGCTGAACGGCCAGCTGCTTGTCCTTGTCACCTTCAGCTTCCTTGAACTGCGTGTCCCATGCTGTGAAGCGTGCATCCTCTCGTACCGCAGCATCCTCAGCGCGTCCTTCTGCATTTACTCCACGCTGTGCTTGCGCCGCAGCACGTGCCTCTGCCCTCTGCTCTGCTGGTAAAGTCCTGAGCAGGGCAACGGCAGCGGATACGTCAACAGCACCCACTTCAATCTGCTTGATCATGTTGTCAATGTACGCAGCGTTCTGCTCGGTCTTGATAGCGCCAAGAGCAGCCACCACTTCAGGCAGCTGTCCCTTGGATGCTACACGAATCTCAGCCAGACGCTTAGTCTCAGCGGCGGCTGCCTGTTGCTGAACGAGCTGTGCGTTGTTCTGCTCTATCTTAGTGGCTTGGTTGAACATCGCCAGAGCCTCAGCTCTATTGCCCATCTTGGACAAGCGAGTGGCTTCAGCGCGTATAGCCGCTGGGTCTTGTAAGTCTACGTGACGATCACCGACCTTCTCTATCTGCTTCTGAAACGCAGCACGTCCTTCACCGCTGGAGCCGCCCATCAATCCGCCGCCGCCCATGTCTAGTCTAATATTTGGATTTGCCATTCTGTTCTATTCTCCTAGAATAAGTCCGCGAGCCAATCAACTACAGTGACAGCACCTGATGCTACGCTGCCCCAGTCTGTACTCTCTGCTTGAGCCTGACCACCAGCCATCATACCGTAGCGCTGATCCTGTGCTTGCATCTGACCCTGTAGCTGTGTCTGTACGCCAGCAATACCGAGCTGACTGTTCTGCTGTGAGCCAGCAATCTGTCCTGTCTGGACGAGGTTGCCTTGGTTGATGGCGCTGTTGTGTTGGTTGAACATAGTGCCGTCACCCAGCATAGAGCTACCCAATAGGGAGCCAGCTGCTTGTGCTTGGTTGGCCTGCTCTGTACCAGCCTGTTGTCGAGCGCCGAAGTAGGCATTCATCATGCTCTGCTCTTGACTCTGTGCATTGGCAAACTGCTCTGAGCTGCCACCGAAGCCAGCAGAGGCAAAGCCTGTGCGACCTGACGCATACAAGCCGTTAGCCATAGCTGTGTTGTTCATCTGGAATCCACCCTGCATGGCTGCTGCTGCGCCACCGTAGATGTCCTGTGTCCTGTCTGCTACGGATACACCAGCTTCTCCGAACAAGCCTGTAGCTGCTCCGAGTGCTGCGTTAGACGCGTTCTGCTGCCCTTGGTTGAGGGTGCTGATGATGTTGCCGTTAGCGTCAGTGGTGACGTTGCCTGTGTTAGACACAACACCCACTGGGTTAAACTTAGTGTTGTTGATGGCGTCCTGACCCATGCCCATCAGCTCATTCTTGGCGTTGCTGCCCCACTCTTGTGTCTTGCCTTGCTCGTTGTTGCCGAAGTATGCACCACCGAATAGGCTGGCTACGTCTACGCCTGCGTCTATGAGAGCGCCCCAATCTGTGCTGCCGCCGCCGCCTTGATAGTCTGTGCCTGCACTCGTGCTGCCATCGGGTAGCTGCTGCGGGGGTATTGTAATGTAATCTAATTCAGCCATTAGAATGAGCCTCCATCTATAGTTTCGCCAAGGCCACCGCCGCCGGATGTGATGATGTTGCCTGTAATCTCTAGGTTGTCGATGACAGTGTTGCCAGTGTGATGCCCAGAGTGAGCTTCAATCTTAGTGGCTACTGCTGTCTGAATGTTCTGGTATTCTGCGTCAATCTCTGTACCTCTAACAATCTTCAGCGGATCGCCTGTGACAAGTCCATCCTTAATTGCGAAGTCAACTGTCTTAGTGTAGTTGCTCATTATACGATCCGTCCTATTAGTGTCTGAATGTTTATCTCTTGTAGGGAATACTGCGCCCCGAGTATGTCTGCCTCTATGCCTACCTGTAGCACGTACCCGCTACCGCCGGACTGTTCAGCCTTACGTATCATGTTGATGCCACCTGTGTACTCGAACTCTCCGTACTCTCCGATGCCATACTCGCCCCAATTGGCAGGCTTAGGCAATTCAATGGTGGCGCTCTGGCTTGTGCCTTCGTAGTCGAATGCCCAGAACAGACGCAGCAGCTCCACCTGACCTGTGAGCATGGTGAGGGCTATACGCTTAGGTATCTTCAGCTTGGTGCTGTCGCCGAAGGACAGGAAGTGGGTGAAGTAGCGCATCTTGTAGCTCTCCCCATTGTCCATGTACCCTTCATACTTCACGATGCCTTGCTCAGCATCGGAGAATAGAGTGTTGCCGTCATGTGTACTAGCACTAGTGATGTTCAGTGCAGGCCAACGTGTGACACGCATGACCCCGTCCTGTGCTATCTGTGCTGTGCTGAATGCCAGCGTAGTACCCTTCTCTGAGCCTATCAACAAGTAGAGCTGCTCTTCAGGTATGAAGACGCTACGTACACGATCAGTGCTGATGAGTCCTTGGATGGTGCGGTTGAGCTTAGTACGTATGTTAGCAGAGACGTTGCCAATGGGGAGGCTCTTCTCTTGGATGGTACGCGCTAGGCTACGCAGTCCTGAGTGATCAAGAAACACCACGTCAGCGCCTGTGCTTTGTATGCTGTCGCGTGAGATGCACCCAATACCACGGATGCTGTCCTCTAGGTAGATGCCGCCGTCTTGCTTAGTGGCTGCTGGGTTGCCGTCTGCCTGTGCGTACACGAGGATGTTGTCCTTACCGAAGATGATGAGGCGTCCGTTGTGTGCTGCAAGAGCTTGTACTTCATCGTAGCCTGTAGGCCAGAACTCTGCACAGTTGAATGATCCAGTGTCGCCGTTGCCGTTGAGGTCGAAGTCTGTGCCGTTAAGCCGTGTGCTGTAGTATACAACTGAGTGGTTGTCTGTGGCTGTGTCAGCTAACCAGAGTCTACCGAAGGCTGAGATGCCGCATGACGCTCTAGGCATTAAGCCAGAGTCTACGCGGTAGGTGTCTGCTTCGTGGTCGTACACTCTAGGGGTGTGTCCACTCTGGACAAAGTAGCAGCTATTGTTGAGGGACATCATCTTCCAGTTAGCGTCTGTGACTGCTGCGCCTACCTGTGTTGATACTATCGCTACTGTAATCTTAGCTACTGTAGTAGGAGTGCTTCCCGCTACGGCCAATGTGATGACTTCGCCCTCTACGTAGGCTGAGCCGTTAGCAGTGATGGTGAGGGAGGTTATCAGGCCACCTGTGATTATGACGTCAGCAGTGAAGCCTGTGCCAGAACCAGCGGATGACGCCTGCGTAGCTGGGAACGCGCCGTCAGTGTCGAAGCCTACGCCACGCTCTGTGGTGGCTACTGATAGGGCCTGACCTACTACTGGTAGCAGGAAAGGTATCGCCGCTGGGACAGCAGTGCCTTCGCAGATAACCGTACCCGCTGTGGAGAACACCTTGGTTGTGCCGTCTTCACCTACGAACTCATAGATGTTAGCTGGGGCTGAGCCGCCGTAGCCTGCGAGGTCAGTGGTGATGGTGTTGAAGCCCTTGCGAGCGCCGACACGGCCGTAGCTGTCGATGACGCAGTTGTCAGCCGTAGCAGCAAACGTATCCGGCTGCTCAGTCTGGGCCAGCTCAGTGTTTAAGCCTCCAAATCCTGGGGCTGCAATCGTTAAGTTAGTCTGTGGTTGACTCATTACCAGCCCCTAGTGTTGTTGTTCCATTGATCCTTCTCTACGCCTTCGACATACCATGTGTCTTCGCCGTCGTTCTTAGCAGCGTCATAGGCTACGGCATCGGAGAGTGTACGCTTAGCTATCTCGAAGTACTCTGCTGACATCTGGCCTGACACTTCACCACGCTCACGTACTGCAAGGGCAATGGCTAATTCCACGACACACCTGTGAGGTATACGCATTGTGTCGCCGTTTAACACGAGATCAGCTTGACGAAACCAACCAGTGACCTCTACTTCTTGACCACTAACAGGCAAAGGGTAGACAGTTATAACGCTATCACCAACAGAATCAACCCCTTGGTTGGCGTACTCAGAAAGGATACCAGTAGTAGTTGAACCTCTTGATATGTCCCTCATCCTTCTTCTGCTTACTGCTCGTAGGTAGTTGTTATTGGTGGTCTCTACGACAGTGTCTATTGTACCACGTTGGCCGTATCCTGTCAAGCTAATATTGGCAATACCTGCAATAGTACCCAAAGTAATAGACTCTAAGTTAGCCTCCCAGTTGTTAGCATCTTCACACTGCTGCTTGGCATCGTTGACGAACTTGCCTACCATCTTGGTGTAGTTGTTCTGTGTGACATCGCTGACTTCAGACTCACGCATTGCTACGAGTACCTGATTGACTAGCTCAAGATATGTTTTCATCTATCAATCCTTCTGTGTTATCTATCATGGGGCCGAGTACGGCGTATGCCGCTGGGCTTATCTTTGTGAGATCGAAGAGATTGCCCTTCTCTCCTGCTCCTGTTCCGTTTCCTACCAAGGCAGAGGCAGCGCCAAGCCCCATTCCGTATCCGCCTGCGCCGTTCGCTGAAGAGCTGATGGCTCCATTAGGGATAAGCGCCTCCATGTCTGTTACTGAGTCAACCACTGTCATCATAGCGTCTCCCCAAGAGAAGTCCTCGCCTATTCCAATGCCTGCTTCTATCTGTTCTATCCAAGTAGGTGGCATACCAGAGGCGTCAGCCAGACTGTAGGCGTCCTCGATGCCGAAGGCTGGATCGTTGAAGTCTGGGATGCCCTCGAATGCTGGCCCCATCTGAGACGGGTTGATGTACTCAGAGATGCCGCCTGTGACAGCTCCCATAACGCCGCCTATTAGAGCGCCTTCAAGCACGTCACC